AACCAATGTGTTTAAATAAGAGATACCCAACACAAGACCATCCACAGGGGGCGGTCAAGGTCTTTAGATCCACTGTTATTGCTAATAGTGGTTTTGGATGCTCTCTTACCAGTGCTATAATTGCTTTGCGAATAGCAGTGAAAGTAAGAATAAAAAGAAATGGGGGGGTAAGAACTAAATCTAGATTTATCGCTAGTTATTCAAGCTGGGTTATTAATGGACGACCAGAGTGTGGTCGGTGGAGTACCTAGTAGTCCTCCAAAAGAGAAATCATCACCAATAGCTCGATATACATCAAAACTACAACCTTGCAGGGTGCCAGTTGGATTAGGCACATCGACATTGTCGATCCCCTGATACGCTTGAGCACCTTTGATAGTAACTATTGGGAAGGGTGTGAAGATAGAGCGAGTTTTCACGGTGTTGTTGAGACCATAGTTGGTCGGGCAAAAAGGTCCTGTTGCGTGGAAAGGGACTTCAAACTCAATGGACCCTTCTTTGTCGAGAAACATGACTGCGCAATCAGCAGTCAATTCAGGCTGATATGCATAGCCAATCTTGGCGGGGAGGGATGTGGGCTTAGGAATATCCATCAGTGGTTGTACGGGGCCAGATGTAAGGTTAGATGAGGGGCCACTATCGGTCGCAGTTCTAGATTGCATGTATGGTACCAAATTACCGTTTATAGTGGGAGCCAAATTATTAATATAAACGTAAACAGGTTTGGATAAGTCGAAGTTGGGCCCATATGAAGTGACAGTTATTTTATATCGAATTGAACCACGAAAGAATGCATACATAGAATAAAGTTGAGAATAAGTGTCATGGAAATTGTAAACTGTAGCCCTTGGTACCGAATCTACAAGAGGAGTGTGTTCATATTTATTGACATAGGGAGGCTTGGTCTTACCCTCCGGAGTGATTTGGATGATACCATTGGGGGGGGTCACAGGGGCCCATGGGAAGAGAACAAAGCCATTGCATGATGAGGTCTTCGCCGTGGAATCCGGTGCAGCTGTCGCTAGCGTGATACTAGCTACACGAGAAAACCGTTTAGCCAATTGTCGGAAGGAAGAGATCACTTCACCCATACAAGAAGCATAAGGAAGTAGGGATAGATCAGCGCGAGAAACAGATTGGGTGGCATTTTGGGGTGTGACAAGCGTCGGTTTACCAATTTGCGCATGATCACCAATTTGGGCCACATTGGGTATACCAAAGGGTGTGTACTGGGGGCGAACAGGAGCTCCAAATTGTGCGTCTTCCATCGAAACAAATACCAGAACATCAACAGATGAGGCAACTGTGGGAGCGGAGACAAGAGGATTAATAACCGCCAACTCAATTATACCAGTGGAACAATTACGCGCATCTCCAGAAGTGATAGAAGTATTCAAATCAAAAGAATTATGCAACCAAGGTCGGATAGAGACGAATGGAATCTTAAATGTAAAATCTGTACCTGAAGAAAGATCGACTTCTTCAGTATACGCGAAAGCTGGCATATTACTAATCGTAGTATTAGACGAATAAATGCCAGGTCGGAAGGATACGCGAAGACGGCCAGAATGGAACTGAGTTTTAACTACATGGAATCGATAAACCATAGTACCACGCCAAGTGGAGTAAAAAGAAGCTACGCGAGCACATAGAGTCATAGAGGTTGCCTGGGTAGAACAAAGAGGGATCTTAGCCGCAGGAATTTGGGCCCATAGAGGGGCTACAGGCCACTGGAAAATGTTAGTTTTAGCGGCCTGTGTAGTATCCCATTCGAATGAAGTAAGGAAACAAGGTCGGGAAGCGATATAGTCAAGACGCATCTCATCTACATCTGTGCCAGCCCAACCTGAAAATTGAGTAAGAGCATTCTCAGCGGAGAGAGCCAATTTGTGTGAAGTATCTGAACCATCATGATTGAGGAAATATTGCGCTGGGGTCGCTTTAACTCTCGTCACAGGCGCCTCCACGACGGGCTTTGAGAATCCTAAATGCTTCAAGATCTGTTCAGCCCCACTCGATAGAGACGCCACTGGTGACGAGAGCCAATTCAAACCCACCCATGGTAGAACAGAGGCCGCAATCCGCCCAACAGTACCGACTGTTGAGGAGATGGTGCCCCGAGACTCCATGGTGGATAATTCCGTTCCAATTTGTGCAAAATTTGTAGTGAGGGGGGCATCAGTAGGAAATCTTAGATCTATATCCTCAAATTTAGCCCAAACAGTATAAGAGACAGAGGAAGAAACCAATGAAGATATAGGCGAGAGAACTGAAATAACAACATTTCCAAAAGACCCCTGACCGGTGGGTAAACCAAAGAAAAGATAAGGAGAAATAAAGGGAGTACAGAATTCCATGGATGTAGTGTTAGCAAGATTCATTACGACATGAGGACATCCAGAAGCTGCAGTAACATTCGTATTTGTGTCAGTAGCATACCATTGTGTGTGAGAATTCATGTATTCAGAATAAGGGACATAATGGAGCAACAAAGCACCAGCTTGGAAAGGTTGAGAATTAACTTCTATACGAATCCGAACTTTAGCTTTAAGTCCCAAAAATCCTTCAAGTTTATTTATATTTTGAGTTACATTAAAGGGCACTTCGGCCGATCCAGTATTGAATAATTGTTTAGGGAATACCATGTTTTGCAGCACCGTTCCACGACTTTGTGCTGCTTCCCATGTTCCTTGTGCTATGATTATGTAACGTGATAAGAAATCAGTAATGGAATGAGAATGAGTTTCACCTATATCATCATACATTTGTGCGGGTAGATCATTAAGAGCTATAGCATACTGGTCCTTGGCGGACGTTCCATCATCTCGGAGCGTAATAGTGTCGGAAGGCTGAGGAGTCGAAAGAGTTAAAACATCAGGATTTGAATTAAATGATTGTTGTGCAAGTGGGGTAATTTAAGGGTAGAGCTCACTTAAGCTACTGCCCCGACTGACGGTCCCTTGGATATTGAGGGGCTGCCTCGTGCGATCCTAGGGTATAAGGCTGAATAGCCACGCACCTTCCATCAATAGCACTACTTGGGGCCTTTGAGACGTCAGAAATTTGTCGGTCCGTAGCAAGATCACATCGATGGGGTACACATTTGATAGTGGGAGGAGAGATAAAGCGGGGTAGGTCCCCAGTAGTTATCTTAGTAAGGTAGTCCATAAGGCTCAGTTGAATAAAACCCGTGATTCCATGATCTATAGCGGCCTTGATCACACGCTTAGACTCACGATCGTAGATTTCTTTACCATGGACGGCCAGTTCTTGTAAAACAGTCGTGATAGTGTCCGCCTCTTCTGGCATCGATCCCAACTTCTTGTACTTCGTCCAATTCAAGATATCTAAGCGGGTGTTCAAATCCGCTGGACATGTGTACATTGGTAGCAGACCAAAACCCGTATCCACCTTTCTAAAATAACGTTTAAGAAAAGAAACATCATCTATCGTGCGAGAACGTTCATAATTAGTAGTTTTTTGTGCTGTAGTGTATGTCATGCCAAAAGATGCCATACATTGAACCAAAGAATGCATATTAAACCAATCAATAATAGAATGACTGATGGAAAGTAAATTATCATCACCATATGTAACTATACGAACAAGTCTATTGAAGGCCTCCATGTTAGCTAGATGTGGGAAACCAGCTTCAACAGCTATCTTTATGAATGCACAGCGGAACAAGATTAATTCATACACCGAATTGGCTTCCGCCGTAGCGGGGAAACCCGATGGGAGTGAGTGAGTACATTGATATATTTGACCCTGATTATAACGAGTCGCGTAACATGCAGCGTGCCATAGATTATATCTAAGAGTGGAGTGTTCATCATCATAGAATGAGTTGAAGATACGGAAAACAGACCACATCAATTGGTCCATCAACGTACCATCGTAGTTGGTAAAGTCACCATCTATAATGTGCTGAGAGTTTGAGATGAGATGCAATGCGAGGTGGTGCCACTCCGAACTCCAAACATCGATACCTATTGCCACACCATTGAGGATTCTGTTATGACGAATATGGGCCATGAGTGAGAGAAAGTACTTACGAAACACGATATTGTAATGCATAGGACCATTGGAAATAATGCGAGTTTTAGCGATATCAACTTTTGCATGTGGTAAACGTTCATCTTTAAGCGTATCAATCCAGAGTATGTCAGTAGGTTGGTTGTTCGCACATGCTCGTTCAAGATCTAAACAATCATCCAGTAACGCTTTCGCTTGAGGGGTGTCGAGTGCCCACTCATCGCCCTTTCCCAACCAGAAAGTTTTCCCCGCGAAACCCGGTGGGCGGGGTTGGAGAGAATACGGGAAACCCGGTGAAGTAGTGCGGTTGACGGGTGAAAATAGTTCGTCATTAGGAATACCTTTAATGGCTTCCTCGAAAGTCAAAACGCGCGGTTCTGGTCCATTTGAGCGGAGTTGGGAGTGTATTAGATTACGCACATCAATCTCGGCACTTTCAAGTATGTGAGGATCCACATAACCACAACGGAGACCAGCTTTCTTGGCTCCTTCCAAGAGAGGATCTTTCATAACTGGAATACCGTCAATAACAACTTCTGTTGGGCGCAAAACCGCTGGACGTGTTAATGGTTCCTGGATGATGCCATGTAAGGTAGATTTAACTATATTGGTGCGAGAAGCTTGTGGGATCTTAATGGGAAACTCTCCGAGGTGTAAGAGACCACAATTGAAAGGATCGGGAGAGGGTTTTAAATCATCAAATCCATGACCGCATTGAGCTGTGGATGGTAGGATATCGACACACATCTTGAGTTCTTCACGACTGATGACTTGTGCATGGTTGATCCCGCTTTTGTTTCCAGAGATATGAATGCCAAATATACGACCAGAAACAGCATCTGAGTTAACACTAATGATCTTACCACAATCCCCGACTTTTGTTGGAATCTTATGGATAGCTACGCGTGTTGTGCGGACAAGAGTGTCACCCATAGTGAACCTGTGGGGAACGTTCTCGGGTTGCAGAGTACACTCACCCCCATGTGTTGAAGGGATGGGTTTACCAGATTCTAGGTCTATGCCAGAGAGAATAGCATCGAAAGTGCGGTCCATCATTTTTGCGATATCATCTTGGGATGCGAAGTGATTGATTATGTCCTTACCTCTATGGATTTCTTTTATAGCGAAAACACAGATGTCTCTAGGGAGATCATCATGATCACTGAGTGTTGCAACGGGTCCGTCAATCCAAGTGGAATAAGGTCGCGTGAGAATAACAAGTGGATTCATATGATTCACCATAATGATCTCCATGGGGACGTGAGACTTGAGTCGAAGATAAAAATGATAGGGCATAATATATATTTGTCCAATAATGTTCGTGATAGTACCGCACTCAATACGACTGCCATCATGATAAACTGCCGTGAGGTGATATTGCTGCCTCCTAACTTTAGCTATGACATCCATTTGACCTGTGCTTTGACCCATCTCTGCGATATTGGATACAAGAGTGGGTTTGGCAAGAGTGGTGGTGCGTGGTTGTGGTCGAACGCGAGGCTGGTGGTTGCGTGTATCACTCTCTGCAATGTTGTGCGTATCATCAGGAGATCCAACATCCAGTCGAGGCCTGGAAAACAACTTGTCTTGTTCTTTCTTCTGTTTAGCTTCCTCTTCCTGTATACGATGGCGGTTTTCAGCCCAGACCCCGAGAGCGACCAAACTCCCACCAATCAAAAACCAGGATGATTTGGATGATGATAGGAACCACTCTTTGAAGTATTCGACAACAGTCCCGAGACCTTCCATGAAAGAGCGGGCCATAGGTTCCAGCCTGTTGTAAGTGCTCGATGCCATTTTCTTAACAAAATCTAGAGTCTTCTTAACCTTGGATGGTGTGGGATTCTTCATGCGGTAGAAGTAAATCACAGCAGCTTGCCACTGTTGAGGGGGGAAAATAGTGGGCTCAAAATTGGTTAACTGAACAACTGATGGTTTGAGATGATTATCCAATTCTTCAATTTCAAAATGTAGAAGGGTGCGATAATCCAGAATGTCCAGTTCTGAGACATTTAAATCTGGATTAGGATCTAGTGAAAGTGTCTGTCTAAGATCCTCAAGTGTGTATGACGGCGGAACACCGCACTGAGCGAACGACATAGAAGCTGTAGAAGCTATAGGATCAAAGTACACGGACTCTTCAGATATGGATCGTGTAGGAGTCGGTTCCTCACCTATCTGAGCCGTATTACGACGGTCGTCAATGTATGCTTGCAGGAATTCATCAAGTGCGAGACCATGGTTTTTACGTGATATAAGATCTTCTTTAAGTATAGCGATAAATGTATCCCATCCCACGCGCTCACCAGTTGCAGCGTGCTGTTGATTACGGAAGCGTGCATCAAATTTGATGAAATCATAAATGTACGGGTTTATTGCCCATTTCTTGCCATTAAGTATGGGGGAATCATCGATGACTTTCTTTAAATTCAAACGATGGGGACTGAGGGGAATGCCCTCACTATTTTGGATGAGGTATTCAGGTTTAACTTCTATATACCACGATTGAGTGAGGCGATTCCATACAGCATCGGGATAAGTGAGTGATTCTATCTTAAGGTCCATAGCATTCGTACTAGCTATAACCACTTTGGAACGAAAATCTGTAGTGCCCTTTTGCGAAATATCCGCCATGTGGAGTGGACATGGAAACGGACCCACGGTGCGAATAATTTCAAAAAACTCTAGATTGGGATTAGCTGACGAGTCTTTCATTTGTCCAAAATCATCGTATATTGTGACAAATTGACCTTGATACCCATCCCAAAATTCCATCTCGATGTTGCGGGGATAGAGTTGGTCTTTTGCATCTTGTATGCCCGCTTCCAAGCACAGTTCAGTTGAAATTAAGTACTGAAGGCGGGATTTACCAATCTGTGATTCACCCACCATCCACAAAGCCAATGGCACAGATCGTATGGCCTTTGTTTCGGGATAGCAAGTTTCAGTGAGATTCTTAATCCGGGCTGCTTCTCTCATCCAGTTCGTCATAGCTTGGCGGAGATTGGGTGTCATAGCTGAGTGATACTTACGAATAAGATTATTGCCAGTGGTGTACAAGGTTATAGCTTTGTATCGGCCATCATAGGTTGAACAGATGGCCTCGCGTGTGGGGGCATAAGTAAGATCTTCGACATCTTTCATCCACCTAGATATTTCGGGGATAGCACCATCCAACTCGTCTGGATTAAATCCCAGGATCTTGACTTTTATCCAATCCCACATAACAATGACAGCTTTATGAGTCCAGGTGAAGATTTCGAAAATACCACCAGCTGTTCGCGGGACGGAACCCATTTTGGATAACATACCGTAGGCAGTATTGTCTCTTCCTGGGACTTTCCCAACAATATATGTGACAAGTAGTGTAGATACCAGTGCAAAAGCGGATGGGAGGTGAGAAGCGACAGCATCCACGCCTATTTGAGCGGTGTCATTCAAAGGAAGCTGTGGTGATGTCGAGTCATTATGTGATGAATCATCCGTGCAGAATTGCCTAAACACAGTGAGGAGGCAGTCTCCACGATACACGGCATCGAGTATCATTTTGGTAGGTAGAATAAGTAATTCGTAACTAAGCACTCCCATACGATAAATAATATACAAACCAGTAACCGTGAGAAGAGTGACTAAGATAGATCTAATGCTAATTGGTAAAAAACCACAATCACTATCGAGGATAGTTTTTATAGTTTCAGAAATCATACTACGAATGGATTCAGCCGTGGGCAAAGCTTGGATACGCTCTGTGGCCTCAGTGATTAAAGTGTCAGCTTTATCAATGGTTGGTTGGGTACCTGCTAGCCATGAGAGGACACCAACTTGGGCCACATCAGGTCTAAGGAATTTCGTTAACGAATCTAGAAATCTGATAATAGCTTGTACTATAGAACTAGAGGTGGAAATAGCTTCCGTGCAGTTGACCATACAATTACATTTATCAGTTCCACACTTGGTGCAGTGACAAGAGAGGCAATTACTAGTATTAAGATCTTGAATGGTGGGCGGATCAAGCTCACGTTCGCCGATCTGGGCAACATCATAATCAATCATGGTTGTTTTAAGGCGATCACGACGAGCCTGACTGAGAAGTTTATTATACAATTTAATTTCAGTTTGGATCTCTTTCTTCTGCCTGAGTGATACTTTAGCACCAGCCCTATAGCGATTGTGGCGGACTGGTGGGTCAATATCTGCATCAATGTGAACAGGCCCAGGGTTTGGTTCGATACCTTCTTCAGTGAGATCTTCGGGGGGGTCAGGATAATGTATGGATTCTAAATAACCAGGACGTGTGAGATCCAACTCGCGAACAATATTACAACCAATCAAAATAATGTCAACGAGTGCTTCTTTTAATTGGGTTGTGCTATAGGCTTTAGTTAAATCAAGAGAAGTGGCGATGCGTTTGGAACGATAAAATTCCCTCATTAGAAAACCAAGGCGTGATGATCCATCAGCCATGACATCATCCATCTCGATGAAAACGTCAAATTTATAACTAATGAAGAGAATGTGCGATAACAGATGAGTTGAATCAGTATCTAAATCTATATTATTCTCCACGCAGAATGATAATATCTCCCATGAGAATTTTTGGAGGAACTCCTTGTTGGAAAAATGTTGAGATAATATATCAATCAATCGTTTAGAATAGGGATAATGAGTAGAGGAGCGCGGGAGGTCGGCATCAGTAGAGGCGGTGAGGGGGGGTGTCACATTTCCGAGGTGTGACGTGTTTGATTCATTATTTGTGGCCATAGTTAAAAGTAAAAGTTTACAACCATTCTAGAGGTCACCCAGTCCCGACCAGGACACCGGTATTCACACTTAAACCGTCCCCTATATAAGATATCCACGATCTTCAAGTTTACCGTTAGGACAGTAAACCTAAAGATCGTGGAACAATCCTATAAATCCAAGCTCTTTGGAGAGGATCCTCCAACCCTGACAGACATCGTATCTAGTGGGGCAGGCTTTATCCACCTGTTGTTCCGCACACAACTATTCTATCGCGAATGAACGCTTGGGTCGAATTCGTCGCGGTACTTAGTTCAAGCGCTTTAACTGATGAGATGATAAACTTGATTTAACACAGGACGATGATGAAGCAAAGAAATAAGTATGAGTCTACAGATTGATTCACAAAGTGTACGAACACTAAAGCAGTTCACCCAATTGGGGATTCAGACAAAATCAAAACAGTGTAACATATCTTCAAAAGCTTATGGTCCACTGGAAAGAGAAAGTGGTTCAATTATAACCATAACAATCAAAAGTTTATGAATATGGAAACAAGAGCAATCCTTAAGATACACCACAATAGAGACGATCTCTGCGAACTTAAAATGGA